TGCAACTCTAGCACTTGCCATGATTAATGACTTACTCCAAAAGAGGATCACATTTAAGGTTGACCCAATAGGAGGGTTTGTAATCGGTTCACACCAATTTACAGAAGATAACTATCATAGAGAGATCAATTACTACATTGATCCTAGTAGTTATTATGGAGAAATAATGAAAGGAATGGAAAGACATTTCTCAGAACAGCAAGAATGTCTTTTCAAAAGAATGCAAGAAGCAGAAGAGAACAACAAGAAAGCCCTAGAGGAAGCAGTTGCTAAGGTCTCTAATACCTTAGGAACTCTAGGAAGTTCGACTCCCGTAGCAAAGAAAGCCACTATAGTCATCAAACAAGAGATGGAAGTCAAGGACTTCAAAACATATGAGTATTCCTGTTGTGATGTGTGCATGGAAATCCTAGAAAAACTAGACTGGACCATGTCACTAGAACATGAAATAAAAGTAACTTACTCCAGAAGAGTAGGCACTGATTTGTTCATTACATCTAAACCTGTTAGATTTAATGCACCAGATTTAGGTAATTCAGCGATCATAAAAATCTTTTCATGCCACTGTAATTACTTGAAAGAATTCCCAACAAGGAGAGAGGTATTATACAAAGTCGCCACGAAAAACGAGACGCTAGTACAACCCAAAGGACGTATTACCACTGGAATCTTCTCTACCATCGGGAACATTGAAGGAATTTTGCAAGCTTATGTAACTGGGGATTACTCAAAAATAACAGACTTAGAAAAGAAGCTCATCGGGAGTGATGATTATCTACTATTAGGACTACCTAAAGAAGTATCGGATTTTTTGAAAGAGAATTGTCCAAGAGTCTCTGCTTCCACAATACCGAAAGCAGTGTACAATTCACTGACCTTGAAGACTCCAACTTCGGTGTGGGATATGTTGAGCACTGCAATACAATCAATCCACTTATTTTCGAAAGAAGTGAGCCAACAAGACATGTTAGATATCTATCGAATTCAAGGTATCTCTCCCGGTTCGTCCGTGCCAGAAAATATACAGAATTTTATTAAACTGTATCCTGACCCGAGCGTAGCTGTGAATATTTTAAAGATGAAGAAATACTCATCGGAGGAATTAGCATCCATTAAACCTAATGAGATGGATTTATGGAATACTATAAAGAGGTACGATAACCTCTTTCCGTATGCAAATGCAGATAAAGCGTGGGCAAATTTGTCACTTGGGGTAGTTCCTTCTGACTTTTCGGAAATATTTCAGAAGAGACCTCAAGATATGGCAAATTTAATTATGAAGGGTTTTATGACAGAAAACAATTATCAAGTTTTCCTCGCAAATGACTTAGACCTAGATAGGGTCATAATGGGAGTAAATAACCTCCCACTTAAGATCAAGCACAATCGACAATACTTTAAAGAAGGTATCTACTTGAAAGACTGGATTCTCCTAGATCTAAAATCTGAGAAGGCGAGAGAAACTCTTAACGGTTTAATTGAAGGCCAACAAGTGAAAGAAGTGAACGGGAAATTTAGTTTCTCCAAAGGGGCAGTTGTTAGTAGGGTGTCAGAAATTAATAATCGAACTTGGGCCCAAGCAGCTGGAAGTAATACCAGCCGTGGTCGAAGGAATACTAACAATGAACGTACTGCCGGAGTCAAAAACCGTTCTAGGTCCAGATCTCAAGCTTCGTCCAAAAGTCAAACGAGACAGAAGAGGACGCGTAAGCAAACTACAATATCGCCTACGACAGGGAGGTACCAACTCCCGCGCAATAGAAATGGAACTCTACGAAAGCTTACTGAAGCGGAACTTAAACTCCTCAGTAATAGAGAAGCTAAAATCTACTGTAAAGAGTATCGGACTAGCTACGGCCAGCTCTCAACGACTCTTTACCAACACATGCAAAACCGGTCCTGGTCAGATGAAGAAAGAAAACAATATGAAACGAAAAGGGCCCGGTTTAGTTCAGCCGGCTCACGCATCTAAGATGCGTCAGCTTCGGAGGGAAGAGGTTATCCAAGAGATCTATTCTCTCCTTTTGGCATGTTTGTTTATTGCCAATAAAGATGTATGCGTCTTGGAAGAACAAGTCGACCCGCTAGTATCATTCTTTCGAGAAATTATAAATTCTCCTAATCCTTTTAAAGAGATTAAAGAATATTCAAACCTCTGCAGGATGATACTGTTAGAACATGATAATGAAGTGATATATACACCACATTTTGAATTATTTAAATACAGTTTAGAAGCCTTTTCTTATATGGGTCGCGCACTACCTAGTATGGAACCAGAAGAACGCAAAAAGAAAAAACTAACTGTTGAGAACAACTATCTACAGTTTAAAGAAACTGTAATCAAGCCGGAAAATTTTCGACACCATATAGCCTCAGTTATAGATCTTTGGTTTACACCTAAGAAATGGGAACCAGGTTATACGGAGTCTGCCTCAGTCTGTACACCTTCCAAAAATGGAGGTGTAGCGAACTTTGTAAGGGATTTCTTATCCTTAGGAATTGTGAAGGATGAGAAGGAATTATTTGAAGATATTGATGAACCTTTCATCAGACATATGAGTTTTTGTACAGGACAGTTCTGTCAAAGTGAGAATTTGCATCTCCCTTGTCAGGTCCTGGACTTACCAGAAACAGGTTATAGATGCAGATGTGCAAGCAACCCGCCCCCCTCGATACAGATTATGACCGAAGGATTTAGAAACATGTTCCTGGAGGGTATGAAGAAAGATTATTTCTGTGGTCCAGCATTTAATAATAAACATCGTGAAGTTATTTGTAGTTGGGAACATAACCCAGAGTATTACTATTATTCAGCTGATTTTGAAAGTGCCACAGATGCTATCTCTTATGACTTACAAAAGATAATATCAGAAGAGATTTTGAAAAAGGTCCAATCGCCGTATATTACGATGTCATTTAGCAGGATGAAAATCGTGGAAAAGAATTTTACTTTTCCTCGCCTCAGTACCTTTATACTAAAGAGGTATCATAACTACATGTGGGAACAGACCAATTATGATGTATATGGTCGGGGAAAGACCATTTTTGCAAATAGGATGATGAAAGAGATTATGAATCATAAGATGTTAGGGATTGATAAAACTTCTAGTCTTATCAAATTAATGAATCAAGTCAGGGTATGGCCTAACAATTCCTATGAATTAGATATACATAATCTATCTCTTAGTGAAGATGAAAGAAGATTATTGTACGAAGACATGAAGGATCATTATAAACTAATGATGATCACTATGCCAGGAAGACTGTCACAGAGTGGACAACATATGTCATTTCCTTTGTCTTTTACTTCACTAAGTTTGTTGAATACATGTGCATTACGTTACTGCGGTACAAATAACGCAGTGCAAATGGGAGATGATGTACTGATATATGATCGTTTAGAAGTTATTGAGAAATATAGAGATTTTATATCAGCACTGGGAATGAAGTTACACCCCACGAAATCGTATATTTCAAAGATTGGAGGTGTATTCTGTGAAGATCTCTATGTCCGAGGACATTTAGTAAGCATACCTCGTCCAAAGAGCATATTACAACCTGATTATTGCCTTCCAGCGAAGGCCTTGCACTTCGGTGACGAGACAGAATTTGAAAGAGATCTTTGTTTGAATATTAGATATGTACTCAATCCCCTTGTAAAGAAGTTTATTGAGTACGGTTATATCCCGAGTCTTAAGGTAGAGTTTGGAGGAACTGGAACTCTACCTGAACCTAGAGAGCAAGCCGTCCTAGAAACCGGAACACCTGATCAAATTCTCACGAGGAGTATCGATCTAAGGGATATAATATCTACAACTAATACATTTTCTAGGGTACCGTGGAAGAAAATACTTAACGATTTTATATGTTATGATAAAGATGGAGTGTCTTATGCGGAACTAATCAACGCAGCCATCTTTGGCCTGAATCGTATTTTCAAGTATGCGAAGGATGTCCTTCCACGAAGAGACCGCTCTTTTGTCCTGGAACAAGTCGGTAAGAGGTTTAAGGATTACGTCAATCTTACCAAGTCAACAGGCATCAGAATGGCTATTGAAGACCTTAAGTTTCGAT